CCCGCCAGTATATCCGCGGATGGTATTATCTACAATACGGGGAGAAATACCGAATGTTTCCCCTATTTCTCGGCCAACTGCTGATGTGTAAGGACCATACTGCAATTTAGGAATTGTATTCTGCTGGCTTTGCGGTACGATATCGCGCCCCATAAAGATTGAATGATTGGTCATCGCTTCAATAGCCGGCACTAATGCAGTCGGCAGGAAAGACGGAGCCATCGAATCAAGTACAGAGCCGGCAAGGCCTTTGAATCCTACCCCCTTCTGTTTCCTTTTTCTGTCATACATCCATTGCAGCATACGTTCCGGAACGGTACCGAAAAGAATCCCCAATTCAAACGGTTTGGGAATTTTAATCAGAGTGTCTTTCGCGGGGATAATCCAGAAAATATCTTTTTGCCACTGCGGCAATTCCTGATACCGTGGATCGTCCTTGTTGAGGTACCAGAGCAGGACAGAAGGCATGGTAATGAACATCGCTGTTTTTATTGTCATATCCAGTGGATTTTCACGCCACGCGCGGAACATTTTATCTGTTCCCTGTATCGACGCATTGAAGAAAGCGGATATCTTGTTCCAGCTCTTTGTATGAGAACCTATTCGAGAGAAATCCAATGTTATATCACGGCTTTCCAACGCCGCTTCCTGAATACTACCCGGCTTTCGTGTTTTCCCGAACAGCCGGTTCCCTATACCTGTATACCCTTTTCGTACATTGTGAAACTCTGCTAAACGTGTAGCCATTTCCGTTGCCTCGGACAGTCCGCGCAGTATTTCAATAGGATTTGTGGTTACCATCTTTTTTACGCTTGGCCGCTGCAACAAGTCTCTCATCTGCCCAGCAAGATAATTCCTATCCAGCGAAACAAGGTTTGCCTGTGCAGCACCAGATCGCATGTATTCCCAGTAAGTATCGCCCTTATGCAGGTATAGTGCTAACCCTTTAAGAGTATCTGCTACGGGGATAAAGCCGTGCTTGGAATAAACGGCGGCGGATGTCATATCACGGGCAGGATTGCGAAGCATAAACTCGGGAGAAAGCACCGCCCCGGCACGAAGCCATTTAGCGGGAATAGAAAGAATTTTCACCACCATATTCGCACCTTCCGGATTCAGCATTTTAAATGCCTGATACAACTCCGGCGTTGTGTTGTAAACGACTTTCTTTCCGTTTTCCCAAACGCTGAAACTATGATCCGTTACCTTGGCTGCGCCGTCTACCTTTTCGACCAGCGACCCCATGCCGTCAATTTTCGACAACCTTACGATGGACTGGCCGACTTTGTTTCTCTCTACGGCGTTTATTATGGCATATGTACTGCGGGCTATACTTTCAATTGGATCTATGACATCAAGTGTGCTGCCTTTCATTTTCTTGGTGACACCACCTACATTGACAAAACCTTTTCCAGTACCTTTACCAGGTGTGTCCGCCGCCTCGTAAAATTCTCGGAAGAAAGGTACATAATGAGGATATTTATTCTTCATAGCCGCAGCCGTCTCTTTGGACAGCATACCTGCATTTACTGCTTCTTCGCTGAGAAGATAGTCAGTGTACTTGTGGATCTCCGCAGCTGCCTTCTTAAAAACAGAGCTCTTTTCATAATGCTTTATCGTCTCAAGACATTCCGCTTCTGTATACCTCGTGATTAACTTCGTCTCCCCTTCTGGCAGAGATTTATTCCAGCGGTTCATATCCAGTTCGCGTAATGCTGTTAGATAAGTAGAAAAGTCTTTCAGCAGCTTATCCGGAATTTTTCGGACAATGTCCTTAAACGCAATAATCCCTTTTTCGGGAACACCACGCTCTATAAGAGCCTTCGCCTTTCCCGCCCATCCGCGGGCAAGCCATGCCTGCTCATAAGGACTTTCTTCCGTGCTGAACTTTCGCCCTATACGTCTTTCTCCCTCTTTGGTCAATTCATCATAAGGATGGAGTTCATCGACAAGCTTAGTATACATATTATGGTAAAATGCTTTCCCCGCTTCTCCCAATTTCCCATCCCGCAAAGCGTGCGCAAGCGATTTTCTTCCCATGCTGTCGCTGAAAGAAATACCGCCTTTTATCTGTTCCCAGACTGGCTGCGCATACCACTGATGTCCGACATAAGACAATTTATCCACTGCGGCGCGCAGGTCTTTATCACCTTCCAAAATCTTTTTAAATTCCTTATAGAATGTAGGAAATTCAGAAGCCGCTTTCTTGCGGCTGGTAACGTAATCATGGAAAAATTCAGCAATTCCTTCTTTGCGGATGGTTTCTATCCCACCTTTGTCGTAAGCGTTTCCGAAACGTTTACGAATAACATTGGAAAATTCCGTATCAAAACCGAGGCGATTGCTGAATTTAAACCTTGCATCCACATAGTGGCCAAGTTCATGCATAACAGTTCGGGGATCCCCGAATGTTCTTGTTCGTATAATATCCGTTTTAGGGTTATACCAGCCGTTGGTGCCTTTCTTACCGACACGCCCCTTCTTGATCGTAGCCCCGAAAATGCTATTTACATCATCAAGAATCTGCTTGCGTGAAATCGTCTCTCCCTGCCATGTGGTCAAGTCATTGCCGGCTGCTTCCTCAACAGGTCTTGCCATAAATGAACGTTCATCATCCGGCAATTTTACTTTTCCTGTCTCTTCTGCTACAATAGAGTTGCCAGATGGGTGGAGCTGGGTATCCGGCGTTGAACCCCTATCACTGGAGGGTTGCAGAGGATACCCTGACTGACGACCTCGAATATTTTCGCCGACGTAAATTAATTCGTCGGCGTTTTTTATATCTCTTGAAAGCTGATTAATAGCATTGTTTCGATGTCTGGGCTTATCCATAGCCGTACTTGAAGAGATAATTTTCCCTTTATCGGTTTTATCCATGCTGACCGCTATTTGATGTAACAAATTATCTTTTCCGCGCCATAGATTCACATAGAGTTTTCTTCCGTTCTTTTGCTTAAGAATAAAATCCGGATTTTGAACAGTATCTTTTATCAACCCAGTTGCAAATGCCCGGCTGTCAGAAATAGACATATTTTCGCCATGTCCGGAAGTGAAAGCTTTAACTGCGTCATTTACTGCTTTAAGCGTTTCTTGACGTGCATATTCAAACTTCTGTTTTTCTGGTAAATCTTTAAATGCGTTATATCCCGCTTCATCATAAGTACGGAACACTTCCTTGGGAATTGTCCCATCTTTGATACGATTGGACAATTCTTCCGGCGTAATATCTCTTACAGGATCTTTCATGAAATTCAGACTTGCTTCTTCCGGTGCTGCCTGCTTCACATCTTCCACAAAATCATTGAAATTGTTCTGCTGTATAGAACGCTGCACAGGGCGGACACTACGACCGTCATAGACTTCTCTGGCAACCTGCTGGCGGTATGCGTCATTGGCCACTGCCGGATCCGGACGTTCATACTGTTCGCGGACAATATGCGCCGCTTCTTCCGGAGTGATATTCGGATTTTTGCGGAGTGCTTCAAAAGCCGCCCGTTCCGTTGTATTCATCTCTTCGGAGATAAAATCTACCTGTGTACGCCAATCTTTAGGATCCAGTCCGTTTTCTTTGGCAAATCTCTCTAAATGCGCTTTCCTGTCGCCCGTCCACTGCACCAGCCCGTGGGAATTATACCCATCTTTTGAAAGTGCTTCTGTATCAAACATGGATTCCTGCGCAATATTCCCCGTAATCCCCGCCGCCTCCGAATCAGTAAATCCATTCTGACGGAGACGGTTATAAACATCTGTTTTTATATCTCCCGTTTCACCGTATTCAGGCGGCAAGTTCGTTTCTCTGAAAGCTTGCGTACCCATCTCTGTATCACGGGCTAAATCGTCAAAACCTGTTTCTCCGCCACGTTTAAAAGAATCAAAAAAACGCCCTTTCGCATTAGCAAGGCCGTTCTTTACCGGATCAATAACATGTTCATTAAACGGTTCCGTTATATGTTCGCGGATAGGCTCGCTGATACTTTTAGGCGTTGCTTTTTTTATGCCTTTGGCCGCTCCGTGAATAATAGCCCCCGGCAAGAATACTTTATCCCACGCTTCAAGCGGATTATCAACAAGGCTTTGTGCAAATTCTCCGGGATTAGTAACCGCCTCTTTAACAGGATTAATGACCGGATCCAAAAGAGCCTCTTTTGCCGTGCTAATAACAGGCGTACCGTCATCATTGGCGACGTTCTGATCATAAGTCTGTATCGTAGAATCAAGCAATGTAGGGGTTGCCAATGCTGCACCTGCCATACGGACAATGCCGGGCATACCGGGTGTGATGGCAGCGTATCCGGCAGGTTTGCCTACCAGTTCATTGTAGACATTCATTTTCGCCCTGTTATAGTTTTCACCTTCAAAGCCTTGTGTCGGGTCTTCCATGTTGATGGATTCTCCGTTGTTATATGCTTCCATGGCACGTTCTCCGGCAGCCGTAATTTCATTGCCGTAATTTTCTATCGCTTTGCCGGCATTAGCCGCGTAATCAGAAAGAGTATTCCATACATTGGCTTTTGTCTTCTCCCACTGCGTTTTACGCGCTGCGCGCCCTTCTTCATAAGCGTCATCGATGCTGTTCAAAAAGCCTTTGGCCTTATCAAGCAAAGACGAATCCTGCGGCGGCTGATTCTTGAATTCATCAAAATATCTTTCACCGCCAGTATTACCGCCAGCGCGCTGAAATTCATCAAAATAACCCATATTTTACCTCTTTACGGTACCCATGCTGCATAGAAACCGAGTCCTTCGTTTCGCAATGCCTGCTGTACCTCTTCTTTGGACATTCTCTGCCGCATTTCTATAATTTTATTACTAAGCCCCTGCTCATCATTCACAAGCTGTTTCTGCCCGCCTGTTACATCTCCCGGCTGTCCGGGCTGCTGCAAGCCTAAAACCTGTTGCAGCTGTGCATAATAAGGAGATTTTGCGGGATCGAAATCATCATCATACATATGTTGCTTCTCGTACATCTGCTGCAAGTGACTTAGCTGTGAAATAATCTGTGAATTGTACCCGCTCGTTCCGGGCCCTTGCACTTCTCTTGCCGTACCAGGAATAACCTGCCCGCTTCTGACATCAAATAATCCGCCGCCGGTATTCACATAAAAACGTCGCGGATCTTGCGGCGGTGCATAATTCCCCATCTGCTGGACAGCTCCTGTATCGCCATTGATTCCTACAAGCTGACCATTTGGCATTGTCTTATAAGAAATATTCGGTTTATCCAACGCGTTGATGTTATTCAGCATATTCATGTCAATCTGCGGCAGCCCCAGCTGCTGGGCACGGTAATTATAAGCGGCAATCCGCGGCGCCATCGCCTTAAGTTTCTTCGGATCATAACCGCTGACTGCCGCATTCCCGTCTTTATCCGTGGTATAGACAAGCTGATTCAAGATATCCTGCCGTGCCGGCTCAAGAACGCTGTCCTGATAGGCACTAAGCTGTTTACCATATTCTTCTGCTGTGTCATTTTCGAGCATTTCTTTTGCCATACGCGCTGCTTCCTGCTGACCGTAACCACTCTTGATAAAGCTGACATACGCCGCCCCGGCTTTATTCCGAAGCGACTGCTTAATTTGGCTCCTGTCAGGCGCACTTGGCTGCGTTTGTGTTTGCGGCTGTGTCTGCTGCATATTCAACTGATAATGGGGAGCTGCCTGTTCTAATGCGTCCTGCTCCGCCGGAGCCGAAGACTGCAAAGGCTGTGTGCCGGCAGTGTTGATCTTGAAATGAGGCATTGCTTTTTCAAGACCGTCCTGTGCAAAAAGGCCACTGCCTATCTGCGGGGTCTGCGGCTGTGTCAATTGAGACAAAAGTCCCGGGGACTGTTCCTCTTGATAGCCCCCGAATACTCTTGTTGCATAATCTTTAGCATTGCGGGTATCCTGTATCTTCTGCAGACGGTTTGCCGCCCACAGTCCCGCCAGATTCCCAATCTGATCCCATGGTGATTTATCCTGTACATAGATAACACTCATGATTATTTACCCGCTTTCTTAGCAACCGTCTTTCTTCTTGTTGCCGGCTTCTTAGCTGCCGGCTTTTTCTCTGTTTCATCCGTTGTTTCTTCTGCAGACGTTTCCTGCATAAGTTCTTCTGCAGAATCTTCTGTTCTCTGTTCTGCAGGAACAACGTCAACCGCTTCTGCAGGAATAATGTCTCCATCCGGGTCATTACCCGTTTTGTCAGCTTCTGTCAAGCCTTCCGCCAAGATACCGTTTGCATAGAACATATTGTCACCGGTCAATTCCAGTTCATAAACCTTTTCTTTTCGACCGGTTTCTACAATTGATGTAATCGGTTCAAATCCGTTTACTGTCATGACACTCTCACCTTCGGAAAGTTCGGTTAAAGGTTTCTTTCCATCAGGCGTCATGAATACTTCCGTCTGTGTGGTTTCTACCGTGCAGGATGGCGTGCGCAGTTCATAAATATCCGCCTCGCCCATATCATGAAGTTCTGTAACCTCATTCACTGCGCCAAGAGAAACAACCTGATCACCAAATGTCATCTGTTCAATGGCAACTGCACCTTCCGGTGTTGAAATTTCTGTTCCTGCTGTAAAGCATGCAAAATAACTTCCTAATCCGCTCATAAGACCTCCAAAGAATCCGCCGCTCCCTTGACGTACAACCGTCTGTGCAGGAGAAGCTACTGAATACCGCTGTTGTGATAACTGGGATAATAAACCTTGCGTTGGTGCGTTCTGGCCTGTCGCCATCGCCAAGTATTTCATTGGCGTATTAATGGACGCTTCCTGCGCCGTTGCTGCCGTTTTAATCGGATCTGTCGTCATCTGTTGCGACTGATTCGCCAGCTGTGACAGCGTTGAAATACCTTGCTGTCTGTTGTTGAAATTCGTATTTGCCAAATCAGCCTGCTGCCCGTAGCCGGAAAGCTGGTTCCTGAACATATCACCCAATAGCCCCGCCTTACCGTTAATGCCCGCCAATTGACTGTTATAAGCCTGTCCGGCAAGCCCGGCCGCGGTCTGCATATCGTTTCCGTACTGTGCGGCCAGCGTATTGGACGCATTTCGGGAAATATCATTGAATGCGCTGTCCGCCTGTGAAGAATTAATAATTCCCCTGCTGGCCAGTCCAGATAATGTATTCCCAACCGTATTCGTTAAATCAGCTTGTAAGGCTTTCTGCCGATTCTCCGCATAAGAAGATGGCAGCACACCGTTTAATAATCCTTGCATAGCAGTATTATTGTTCTGCATGGCCGTATTGTATTCAGACGCCAGTTCTTTATTCCCCTGTGTCATAGACTGAATAGCATTCCCCAGCAAACCAGAGAAACGATTGTTAGCCGCTGCATTGGCGTCTGTATTTGCATTTACCTGTGGAATCAGTCCTTGTACCAGCTGATTATTGGCCGCTGTCTGATTTTGCGCCCGATCATACAACGTCTGCCAATTGGGATTCGGCTTAACTTGCTGGCTGCTTAGTGCTTGATTAGCCATATTCAGTAGGTTTTGTGCCACCGGCTGTGTAGTCTGTGCCCATTTCAGCTGCTCCTCCTGCAGCGCCTTCTCTGCAGCTGATTGCTGGGGAACCTGCGCAGCCTGGTAAGTTACTTTAGGACCCTTACTCCCACCAAAAAGCTGTAAATCAAATTGTAGCATGCAATCTCCTTTCTAACGCAAATTTTCTATCGTGCCTGTCAATACGAAATAATGATGATTGCCCGCGTCGTAATCCAAGTCCGGATGACGCTGCATTTTCCATTTACGAATATGCGCACGCGGATTTCTTGTAGTGAATGTAACAATCTTTGATAATCCGTTCATTCTCATAACATCCTTGATGTAATCCACCATGCCCGTTACTTTTCCGTAAGTCTCCAGTATGGCGAAGTATCGTTCCCCCTCATACGGGAGAATTCCCCATATAAGAAATCCGATAGCAGGAAAATACTTCAAATGCCTGTTACGCTTGTCGTGAAAATCATCATCAAAAAAGAACACTGTTAGATCAACGGATTCTCCTGTAATCTTTTCGTAGTCTTTTACCATTTCCTGTAAACTTGATAATTTCAATTCACCTCATCATCCTATCTTGTTCATGCATTATTAATCTCTTGTGACCACCAAACGATAAGCGGGTCATTTGCTTCAAATAAAGAAATGAGAAAATCATTCCCAACATATACTTTCCAATCATAGTGTCCGAAGGTTTTATGTGTTCTGAATGTATAAACTGTGCCCGGAGTAACATTTACATATTTATCCCATTCTCCCGCCGAGGTACATTTTATTTTCGTAATCAATCGAGGACATGTCCAGTCATAAGACGCACCATTATAATTTTGTGCTGTAAAGCTGCCAGTGGGGATTGCTACCTTTAAAATCGCGAATTCCCGTCCTGCACTCGCTACATAACACCGCAAAGGACTTGCCTGCGGGTCATTAAACTCACCCAATTTTATATAGCCATCTCGCCCGTCTACATTGACATACGTTCGCGGGTCTGGACATTCGTTCTGGTCATCATATACATCACATTGTCCTGTTTCTCCATTCTCTTTCTGATAGCATAAATGTTTAAATACACTCATGAACACCACCTCACGCAAACCATATGTAATTGTTGCCAATCTTTAGCTTATTCTCATTGTTTGTGCCCACAACCTGATACCAATTATTTGTATTATCTATCTCATCTGGTGTATTCAGATAGCGATAAAACAAGCCGTTAGAATTAGCAAAAAACAGCTGTGTTATTAATGCTCGTCCGTCATGTACTGGATAAGCACTCATTAAAACAGTTCCCCATTGCTTATTGCCGTTAATTACAATTTCATTGGCGTGGTGTGCAAGACAAGCATAAACGTTATCGTCTTTATAGTGCTGACGCAACCAGTCATTCATTTGTTGTGTACCATTAAAAGAACCGGAACACAAATTGCCACTAAATGCCTTTGCGGTGATATCAGCTAATCCGCCTTGCGTGCCGTTGCCAAAACGATATGTGTTAATATTGTGGTCACGAAAGCCGAACTGTATGGTTTCTTCATTTCCCGCAAAATTGACTTCGTTATCATACGTTACTGGCAGGGGTACACCTTCATGATAATAGCGGGAATCAGCCTTATCCTTAGTGTAGTAATTATCGGGATCAAATATTCCTTTTTTGTTTGCTATATCTATCGTTATTTTCGAACCATCTGCATCCGGAGTAATTTTAATGTTATCCCCGGCGATTAATTCAAGGACAGCCTGTTTCACTGCCGCAACAAGTTCTTTATCACCGATTTTTACTTTAGAAAATGCGTTTTGATTAACTTCCGCTTTGTCTTCAATACCTGACAGCTTTTCTTTTTCAGCTTCCGTCATTTCTACCGCTGCCGCATTATTCATATACTCAATCTTTGTTACGCCGGTTGCATTCGTCGTTACCGCTGCAGCAAAAACTCTTACGACATTTTTCCATTCTGTACCGTTATACATGTACATCTTCTGCTCAAGTGTGTTGAACACATGAGTATTTGTTGCGACGCCGGATGGCAAAGAAGCAGAAAATACTGGTTTTGTTGTTACGCTTCCGTAAGACAAAGCACCCGCGTTATTTCGTTCTACAAACAGATAGCTTATTGCGTTAATTGGCAGCGTCCATGCGCTGATTTTCTTGTTAATTGTTTCTACGTAATCTTTCGCGCCGTTTTCATCAAAACCATCTGCCAGCGTTAAAACAACAGGTATCACACTTCCGTCAATAATGACCGACAATCCATCGCCGGAAAGAAAACTGTACTTCCCGCCGCTGTTTTTTCCGTATAAAATGCGCTGCCGAAGACCGCTCCCGCCGCCTTTTGATTGTGCGGAAAGCGCATTCCCGATTGTCTTGATTTCTTCCCTATTCTTTAGTACAGCTTCTTTCGTGCTGTCTCCCTGCGGCGTCGGGTTCAAAGGATATTTTTCCGTATAAGGCATTTAAACCTCCTCGTAAGTATAATCAAACTGCCGCAAAGCGATAGCGCCCTTGGCAACAAATATTTTTATCTGCAGATGGCGGTTCGCTCCGCCGCCGATCTTATTTACTTTCGTATACTCATTGCTATTCAGCCTGCCGATTGAATTAATCAACTTTTCATTCGCATAGTATAACTTTGTACCAGCCGCTTTGAATGTAACAGGTTTTGCCCGTTTATCGCTGATTGTAATGCTGCCATAACCTTCAATGCGGTTACTTGATACAAAATTATATGAAAACAGCAGCAAGAACAGTCTTTGCGCCAATCGGTTACCTGAAACAATCGACGTCGTAATCTGTTCTCCATCATCAGTATCTATACTTGAATCAAGAATGCCTATCTTGTTGCCATATGCAATGTAAATCTCTTTACCGACGGTCAGGACATCATGCAGATCATGAACGAAACTTCTTGAAGTAAAAACACCTCTTCCATCTTCATATCTCGGTAGATAGTGATAAATAAACACATCTTGATTTTTTCCCGGTTTAATCCACAGCTGTTTTTTGCCGGGGATGTGCCACATTCTGGCTTTTTCTGTCGTGATAGTTGTCAACTGTGCATTGATATTAAGACCTACCTCAGAAGGCTGAATATTTGCATACGTGTTCGTTGGCACAAAGCTCATTAATCCTGCGTTACCCAGATAATAACTTCGGTTATCAATGCTGATAGAACTACCGCAACACAAAGCCGTTTCAGAAAGAGGATAAACAGCAAGTGTTTTCTCATGGGGATTACCCACAACTTGATATGCCCTACCGTATTTTTTATATACAATGATTGCTTTTGATAAGAAATCAATAGCTATAATACAGCCGGGATCTTTATAACCAACCTCTACATACTGCGCAGAAGCGGAATTATTGCTGTCCGGCGTCCACGATCTATAATCACCAACAGCTGACCATGTGATACGGTGTCCATAAATAGACGCCACAATGACAGAGCCGCTGTGGCTGCTCACAAACCCGCAAGTAGGGCTTTCATCTACAGTAGACAGCACGCCAGCACCGGAAACAGCCTGCAATTTACCGCCGGAAGCAATCAAAATATCATGATCAAAAGCATGATACTTCGGAGTGCTGTTCCCCGTTAGCGTTCCCAGCGGCGTTACTGTTACCCAATCTGCCGTTTTGTACAAATCACGTCCGCAGGAAAAGTAATACTGATGGCGGTAATTGTCGTAATACAAACTTTCAATATTCGCCGTTCCCGTATAAATTATTTTCACGCCCGGCACTGTTTGAAGCGCGCCGTCCGTCGGGCTGTATTCGCAGTTAATCGCCTGCGTTAAACTCTGCATATCAATGCTTTCTGCAGGCTTGCTCCAGTCCAGACCTAATCTGAAACCGTTTGTCGAAGCAAAGAAACGCTCACCCATATTATCGCCCTCTTGCCGCTTGGATTGCCGTTGTTAAATCAGCAATAAACGCTTTATCTGCACTGGCATAATCCAGCATTAAAGATTTCTTTTTGACAAGAAATGAGACCAGCTGCACAAGCACGAAATGAAAGATTTCGCTGAATGGAATCGAATCAGTTTCATCCGATATATGCGGCTTTTTCACAGCGTAGAATACATCACTGACAGTCTTTCTACCGTACGTCTGGAAAGACCCGTTCACAATGCGGACAGGGTAACCCGCCGTAGGAACAAACGCTGTAAAATCACCGGGTACCAGATTATTGTTGCTAATGTCCATACTTTTTACAACTTCCCTGTCTTTCATCGGGACCAAAATCATCACGAGATAATCAATAGCCGCGTTAATATAGGGGATGTATTCCGCACTGTCATCTAAGATTTCATTCGTGTCCAGATTAATCATCGTAATCAGTTCGCCTGCAGTCATACGTCCAATACCCCCTTGCAATAAAACCACTTTCATCGTCCATTTGACGCGCCATTTCGGAAATCGTATCTTCCCATCCGGAGACAAATGATAAGTCTGCTTTTAGGATCCGCGCTACCATGTAATTCACCAGAAGACTTTCAATTTCCGCCGGATAACCGCTTTCATCATCCATTTCTTTGTAATCTGCAGACGGGATATATACGACGGTCAATCCTCTTTGTGCCGCACTCTTCGCAGTAATGATTTTGTGGCCTTCCATCGTGTAATCAACGGGATTACCATACATGTCTTTAACTGAAATAATCTGCAATGCGAAAGAAGAAAGTGCAATCGTCGGTCTGTTCGGAACTCCCGTCTCCGTTACACGTAAAATATCCGGAATATACCGCAGTACAATCTTATGCAGAATATGATTTCCTTCATTATAAAACTCCAGAAACTGATACGGCGTATAGTTCACCTGCGACGTATCGCCCACCTGCATATACGCACGGTTAATCAAATCTCTTACTGTCATGGCTACTCCTTAAGATAAGGTGAGGGCTTTTACAGCCCTCACCTTATCTCCATTGCAATTACTCTACAGCACCGCCGGTCATGACCTGAATCACGCCATAATCTTTGCTGTTGTAGATGGATTTTTCAATGCCGCCGAAGAACGCGATACCGTTCCCCTGTACATTGCCGTAATCATCCTCATCTTTAATGAAGCGAGCTTCGCGGGCTACAGCGAAGCATGCCGCCTGCTGCCCCAAAAGCAAATTATGAACAACGTTTGCAGAAGACGCACCGGTTTTCGTATTCATGACACGTTCATATTCATATAGCACGACGCCGTCATATTCGCCGAGCGCTCCGGTGAAAATCGGGTTTTTGCTGCCGCGGATTGCCGCGTTCTGCTGTGCCGCCTGCCATACCGGATCTGCTTTCAAGTCACGCGCTGCCCATGTGCCGACAAGCATGATGTATTTCTCCTGTCCGTCAATCTTGAGCGGTTTCACCGTCGGTTCATGCATCTTGGCTTTGCGTTTTGCGCGGCCGATTACCGCACAAGTCAACTTGTCATTAGCCGTTAAAGAAACCTCTGTTCCTGCCGTAGACGCAATAAGACGTTCACCGGTTGTCGGATTGGCGGTCAGTGCGGAAATCAGCTTGTTATCTTTCCAGTCAGACAGCCACTGCACCAACACCCCCTTAATGAGCGGCAAGTTCGCATACGGAGATTTCTGGTCATCCGCCTCAAAGCGCGTAACTGCGTTTCTGACCAAAGTAGTCTTTACGCTGAAATCATACATCTGCATTTCTTCTTCATTACCTTTGAGTGTGTTATTCCCGGAAACGCCGTTACCTTTAAGATTCATTGCCAGTCCAAAGTTTACTTCATCGCCTTTAGCCTGCTTTAGATCTTTATTCGTATGAACAACATTACTCCCATTAGTAGACGTAAACTTATCAAAATAAGAAGCTTTCAAACCTTCTCTCCATACCTTTTTCGTCCAGAGTTTAGGAACCAATTTTTCAGGAATTTTAAATTCATGTGCCATATTTCATTCTCCTTTTTGTAAAAAAATTAATCACCGCAGAGGTCATCAATCTGCTTTCTGATTTCCGTCGGAAGCTCGTTTTCACGACCTTCTTCTACATACTTGAGGATTTCTTCCTCAGACAGTTTCGCGCCGGTCGGAGCGCCGCCGTTTAACGCGCTTGCTTTCGGCAGTGTTTTAGCCGTTTCGAGCGGATTTTGTGCAGGCGTGGTCATTGCTGATTTTACCTTTTCAGCAAAATCACGAATAACTTTAAAGTCTGCATCCGTGCCTATCCCCTGATTAATACGTGAAAATGCCGCATCAATCGGGGCAGCGTCTTTTCGCGTCATACCGTCCAGCATTTCAGTGCCTTTCTGCCACAGTTCGCCGATATTCGGAATAGCCTTAAGCTCACCGATAAACGCTACATTTTTCTGATAGGTTTCCTGCCGCTCTTCCTGCTGGCGTGTCATCTGATATTCAATCCGTACCTGTTCACGAAGAAGTTCCTGATACTTTTGTGCATCTGTGAACATCAAATCAGACGCGTCGTCAATCTTGAGCCGACGTGCGGCTTCCTGCTGCGCATAACTGCGAATTTGATTCAAATCTTCCGGAGATAATACCGGTTTCCGCGACATGCTCATCTGCGAACGCAAAGTATTAGCCGCTTCTTCGGCCGCTTTCCTGCGAGCCCGTTCTTCTGCCAGCGCTTTCTTTAAATCGCCACCTGCCGGATTGTCTTCCGGTTCCTTCGGTTCAATTTCTGTTTTAGGTCTCGATTCAGGATCAGGATCAGTTTTCGGCTGTCCGTCTGCAGAATTATCTTCCGGTTTCTTTGGATCATTACCCGCTGAAGTTGCCGGTTCTTGTTTATCAAGACCTGCTTCTTTCAAATCCTCTGCATCGAATCCCAAATCTTCTGCGTTGAGCATTGCTTCGTTTTCCATGATTATCCCCTTCTGCCGGTTTAACGACGTCGGCGGTCGAATAATTTTTGTAGTAGTTTACCGTCTCTTTTCGGACGAAAGAAAAAAGCCTTTTAACGTCGTTGCTTAGGACGATATATCAAAGCACTACTGCTTTAATAACGTTGCGGTACCTGTTGTGGTATCTGCGGCTGCACCGGCGGAGCGATTGCACGCCCTTTCAGTGCTAATCTTTCTTGCATAATCTGCTGTGGCGAAATATTCACACCGATAGATTGCAGTGCCGTTGACAGTGCTTCCGCCGGTAAATCCTCAATACTTGCGTTGACTTTAAAGTCCGGCATTTTCGGCTGCTCGGCAGCCTGCTGCATCCGCTTCTTGACGGTTTCCTTTTCCGGGAAATCCATGAAATCAAGAATAATGTCCATCGGTATGTCAACACCCGCTTTCTTCGCCTCAAGCAGCTGATACAAATTCGCCCGCCGTGCGGTAGCGCTTGCCTGCGATGTTGTGATCACAATGTCGAAATCAAAAGCGGATAAATCATACAGTACCTTAGTTATCGGGTCGCCGTTTTCATCTGTTACCGGCATACCGTTCTGATCTACCGCCTGCTGTTCCTGCATTGCCTGCCCCAGCCCCGGCTGTATCTGCACAAATTCTTTCTTGCCGTCTTCACCGAGAATCCGCATAACTTTATCTTTGTTATAAAACTGCGGGATTAGTCCCGGCGTGTATGTGTCACCCCACAGAAGTTTGACGATCTGCAACTCAGCTTCTTTTGCCTTATCGAATATTTCCGCTGTCTGCACTGTGGTAACTGACTGACGAAGGTCAATTGCCTTGCCGCTCATCGCCCCAATACTGCCGGACAGGCTCTCCGGAGTGATGCCTGAAATCGTGTAAAAATCACTGCTTGAGCGGTTTTCGAGTTCTATATTATTGACGGATTGAGCCGATGGAAGCCCATCGGTAAATGTCACACCCGGTTTCAAGAAAATATTCGCACCCGGCGTTGTAGACAGATTCTGAATTTCCCGTTTTTCCTTTTCATCAAACTGCGGTCCAGTCCAAAAGCGAACACCGAGCGACTGCTGATTGACGATATGCATGCGCTGACTGCGGTTCTTGTTGAGTTCGCGCTGTGCGTCTTTTAGATCCCGCACAATGCCCGCCGGTTCCAATCCGTCATCTAAGTCCTCGCCGTAACCGGATAAGTAGCAATACTGCCGCACAAGTGGGAATTGATTGTGTTTGTATGGACTTTCGCCTTCTTCTAACAATACATCTCCACAAAATGTCGCGTATCTGATTTTCGTAACCGGTATTTCTTCCGGTTCCGCTCCAGACATTAAAAAAGCCGAATATAAATCCGGCTGCGATTCATCGACAATCATTCCGTCTGCAGAAAATATTTTCTTCCGTGTGTATTCTTTATACCAGTACTGCACCACACGAAGCTTTTTCAAATCCCGCGAATACCAGAGCGGCTCTGTATTAACCGTTTCCAATTCGCTGTCGTCGTATTTATGCGCGAGCATAGCAATTTCATCTGCTTTGTCCGCATATATTTGTTTCAATTTATCCGGACTTTCCCAGCTATAACGCCCGCAGTAGAAAGCGTCTGACAAATCATTGTCTTTGCATTCCGGGTCAACGAATACATCAAAAGGGCTGACGTTTTTGATCTGTATCCGACCATCCATCCGGGCGTAATCAAATTCATAACTGACCCAGTAGTTTCCGACACCACAAATGATAGCGTCTTTGAATGCCTTTTTCTTAACGCTCTGATAATTCGTCTTGTCAAAAGTGTACTTCGTGATACCTTTGGCTACTCGTGCTACGCGGTCATCTTCTTCTGAACGAGGCAGAAAATCAGGTTCTGTTTCATTCTGCGCCGCATAACCGGACAGCAAATTAATAACTGGACGTATCCGATTAATTGTAATAACCGGACGGGATTTCTGTTTCATTACTTTCAAGTCCGCGTCCGTCCACTGCTTACCGCGCATGAAATCATAATCTTCTTTTGCACTTTTGCGCCATTCACTGGTTAGCTGCAGCGCCCTTTTTACATTATTCCGCGCTTCGGATAAATCAAAACTCATTCAACAAGCTCTCCTTTAAACATCATTTCATACATCTGTTCAAGCTGCCACTGTGGCATCTGCGCTGCAAACGCCGCCAGTTCTTCATCGCTCTTTTTCGCCGGAATTAAAATTCCATTCTCCATACGTTCACCATACTCTGACTTAAGCACTCTGTATGCATAATCTCTTAATGCTCTGTCACTCATTACACCCCCCATGCCGTCGGTTCATCTCCTTCCGCATCTTCATATCTGTATCCATCATTGAATGGCTTTTCTACTTTTACCGGCTGAATCGGACGACTCATCAAGAAATATCTAACGCTGTCGTAACTATGGTCTTCTTGCTGTGTATCTACATCTTCAACCTTGTGTTTATCGTACGTCAGAGCCGGCAGCGTCCGTATCAAGTGATAACACGTTTTGAATATCTTGAGCTTTCGTTCTTTCAGCCGTAAGTGCACCTGCATTTTCCCTGCTAATCTGTCATTATCCGCCGGATACCACGGCACGCCTTCCGCTGCGAACACTTCTGCAATCGACGGCCCGTCATGTCCTGTTTTCTGCCAAATTGCCGGATCCGCAATGCCGAACTCACTGCCCAAATGTTTAATCTTCTGCGCGACTTCCCGCGCTGTTTCCTGCGTACCCGTGTTGACCGTTCCCGGCTTGCAGCCGTACCATTCGTTAATTACATAGACAACGCCGTCATAATCCACCGCATACTCATAGATTGCATATGGCTTGCTGTATCCCCAGTCCATCGACCTGCCGCGCTGCCAGCTTGATGGTACTTCAAATGGTTCAACAACGTGTATATCCGTCCTGAACTCTTCAAAAACTTGTCCCTCGAATATATTCCAATCGCCCTCACGATACGCTTTTCTTAGCTTATCCGGCAGCGTATCAAGCGCGTCACTGTATCCTGCAGGCAAGTACGGATTATCATCTATCCGCGCTTGCACGAAAGCGATTTTATTTGCAAAATCCTGCATTTCCGGCGGTATATTACGATCAATGAATAAGCTTCTGACCCACATATGACCTTTACCGCCCGGATTCGTTCCGGCAATCAGCTTAGGGTCCTCGACGCCGACCCACCGCAGGCGCATGCGCAAGAAATCAAAAACAGACTGCTCATTCAGCGTCAATTCATCAATTGCAATTGCCGCAAACTCTGATGATAAATACTTAGACGGATTATCCAAATTCCTGAAACATATCACACCGCTGCCGAACGCCGGATTTAATGTAAATTCATGCGTCGCTTCTTTGTAGCTGCCGAGCCAGTCCGGGAACTCCATTTTTATCTTTGACAACTGTCTATCCCGCAGTGCCGGGTAGTCTTCACAAAACAACCCAACACGGATACCTTTTAATTTCAGATGCTTGTACCAGCCGATCAGGAGATAAACCAGTTCCCAGCGCAAAATATACGATTTCCCGCCGCCTGCAGCACCACCATACAAGATGTATGTATTATCTTTGACTATCCGCATAAATTCCCGCTGTTTTGCCGTTGGATGAATGATGTCATTGATAAGGTTAATCGTCTGTACTGATGTCATCATCTACCACCAGATTAATCCCAATATTTCCGGATAATTCTTTTTCTTGCTTATCTCTCCATTCCGGTTTCCGGTTCGTCAGCCAAAAGATAAGTGCTTTCACGTCCGGCGGTACATGCCGCGTCACACGCTTAGTTACCTTCATCGCCGCTTTATTTCTTGCGTTTTTATCCGCAATTAGCTCTGATGTAGTCTCTATATAGTCATATCCTTTAGCTCTTTTTAATAATGCGTTCTCAACTTCGATATCAACAACTTCTTTCCCACGCGATAATGCCTCCGAAAAATCCGGATACTTCTTTTTCCACTCATACAGAGTGCTTGTCGTGATACCGACGTTGTGTGCTATTTGTTCATCGCTCAATCCGTCCCGCGCCCATGCCTGCAGGCGCAGGAGATTGTCCGGAAGAAGCCATTTTGCATACTTGCCTTTTGCGCCCACAGTAATCACCGCCTTTTAGATAAACAAACGAAAAGCACGCACTTTGGTAGAGTACGCGCTTTTTTATTTCATAGAGGAATTCCTGAACTTTTACACTATCATTATACTACTTTAAAATTCCTGATTATTCCTGATGTTTATTTTTTCTGCAATTTTCCGGATTCCCAAACTCCCCAAATCTACACAATACTTATATGCGAAATGATGTGAATTAGCGATTATCCCCCATGGCTGACACAAGAAATACCGGTCAATTAATATAGATTTAAAAATTCCGTCTTTTTCAGAGAGTAACGAAATCAACTTGAAACACTTTGTTCGCATATCACCGTATTTATTCAGTTCGGAAATCCGGAGCTCTTCGAATGCCTTCATCTTTTCCTCAAAAGCGATGACCATGTCGGATAAATCAGATGTTTTCCTGCCGGATACTCGGTCTTTGTCATAACGAGTCGCCTTCAAAGAGATCATATCCATTTCGTACTGCATCTTACATTGATTCAGCGAATCAATTGTATGCCGACATTTCCGCATTTCCTCGAAAAAGTTTTTGACCTCCGCTTCCGTCTTTTGTGCTTCCTTCTTAATTTTTGTTGCTGCCTTTTCGTACGTCGGATCCGGGTTATGAAAAATGCCCGATTTCATTCCATTATTCATAATCTCGCACCATCCCCGACATTGCAATCCTTATACTCTCGTGAAATTTTTCCGGCAAGCTTTATCTGCCAGTAAACTTGTATTTCACTAATCTGTTCATTAGTAGTTGTTAACAAATCTAATTTGGCAACCTTACATTTTAGCAGTGACTTTGTAACCCTTATAGGCGACCCACTATAAACAATGTGGTTTCCCTGTATAATCACCAGCGGTATTAACATCGACGGCTCAAGCGGGCCAAATTTAAATTTCTTCATAGAAACAGGATGCACAATTACCCGTAATAATTTATATAATTTCATCATCTTTTCCTTTCCCTGCCGTTATACACAAAGCACAAAGCAGTAATCCCACACACGCGCCGAACATACAGCCTAATATGAACATCATAATTTGAAACCTCCCTCTTTAATCACTTACGCTTTTTTGAAAATCCCATGCATTTTTCATTACCCGGTAAATCTGCTGGGCACTAAACTGCCGAAACATATCATTCATTATTTCCTGAAATACACTCTTGGACGGCCATGTATCAGAAGATACACAAGGCTTAAACAAATATGGCCATCCGCTACCTGTTAATCCATAAGATGAATTCTCCTGTAAATAAGTTCCACAACCGCGAACCAAGAACAAATAACTGCAGAGATTCATATTTACAGCTTTAGCTTCAGTAAACGTAGACAACCATATATCAGAATCCGACTGCGGCCAGGGATCCACACAAATTTCACCGGCCATTTTCTGAATACCGGGAATACAAGACCGTCTTGCATTCATCTCACAGATTTTTAATAATCTCCATCTTTCCGTATCGAAATCCATCGTTATGCAACACCTCTCTGCTACCGACATTTGAACTGTTTTTATGGGTTACCCGTTAACGTGTGACCCAAACCGTCTCTCGGAACACCGATAAAATCTATCGTGACCAAAGGTCAAAAATGGGTTACACGTTAGCACAAATAGGGTGTGTGTTTTTTATAGACCCCCCTTATACCCTCCTTATACCTTAGGGCAGGTAGGTATATTTCAACCAACTATATATATTTAACGTGTAACACGTGTAACCTAACATATCTATACCTCTTTTCTTTCGATAATCACTGGCAAAAATCGGGTAACACGTTTTTTGGATTTACGTGTAGCTTACGTGTAGCCCGTGTAACAGAAATTAATTAAGTATTGTAATAACACGGCATGCTTTTCCCTGGTATTTCACAACATTCAAATTTCTTACCCATCCATCGGCGCCTGTGGACGTTTCTATTTTCTTTTCCGTGGCAAATTCTTTAATCATCTTCTCGTAGCTGATACCTTCCTTGTCCATTGCCTCACGCAACGCGTTGGGGAATACGTGGGTCTTTCCTCCTCGGATAAACCCATAGAGGGGCGAAACGGTTTTCTGCATGCTGCTATAACTTTCGTTATCGAAATGGGCTGTATTGGCAGCCATCCAGTTTTGAACAAAATCCCACGCACGGTCTGTATCGGAAATTTCATGGATCGTCGGAAGGGATTTAAATACTTCTCCACTCATATATTCCGCCTGTGATAAAGCTGTCTGGAGATCCATACGCCACAACCACATTCCTGCAAGCACGTCAGCCGTCGTAATAAGCGCTACAGCGTCTATATGGACAGGGCTGTAATCGGTATACCGCGTAGACAGGTCCTGCCGGATACGGTTCCACACCTCGCCAGCCACTGGCCGGTTTGCAAGCAGAGCTTTAATGTACAGGGAGCCCGCTAATCCATAACTGTCCATTTGATGAACCTGTTTGGCAAGCCCGTCCGGAAGAACAGGATATGTATTGATTTCAAGGATACGGTTCTTGACGCCGCGGACGGAATTTTCCCGGGTAAGCGGTTCTTCCCCGTTGGCCATACCGACGGTTCGCCAGTAAGCGGTCTTCTGCAGGCCGGTCTTGCTGGCACGTCCCTTGCCCTTACCGCCTTCCAGCATATAGACCACATATTCCAAGTAATCCTGCTTGTCACGCCCCTGGCCTGCGACCTGCCGCTCGTTAATGGCAACAGGAAAATCAGAGAGCAGGGATAATCGGCGTTCCAGTCCGGCCTTGGTCGTGAGGAAACTGGTCATCATCCGGTCAGGATTCCCCCATACGCTCATGGCCATTTTCATGGCAGCCGTCTTTCCGCCGCCGGACGTACCCCAAAAATACAGAAGGAAATTCCGCTGGCGGAACAATCCTAGTAGAGGCGCCGCGAAGGATGCTGCCATAAGGAACCGGGCGAAGGTATACTTCCGGATTTCCCCGGCCAGCTGATACCAGCGTGACAATTCTCCGGTCGCCTGCATAGCTTCCGTAATATCCCCCTCGTCATCCATTTCTATCCGATAATCTGTATTAGACGGAAGGATGAATTCTTCACAATGCTTACGCCATCCCAGGCGGGAGACGCTGTAGCACAAAGGGATTCTGTCTTGGTTCATGGCTTCCATCTGCTGTAGGTATTTCACAAGGTACTTGGCCGTTTCCGATGAAATATTAAGTCCCCAGTCAGACAGCTTAACGATGCTTCGGCTTGAAAATACAGTCGACCGCGGCTGAACTGTCCGGCGCCATTGGTTATAATATTTGAAGCATATTTCGACCTTTTCAGTATCCGTATCCATGTTATACAGCCGTGACGTCAGAACTACCGGAACACCCGATGCCGGATTCCTGATCACATCCCCGTCCATCCGCTCGCGGTATTCACACACACCGGTAGCATCCACAGAAAAACCTGCAGGTATCCGAAGGTCTATCGGACAATCAGGAATGAGTGATTTCGTCGTTTTAGGAATTTTAGATGTTCCTTGAGATGTAGATATTCTTTCCGTAGATGAGGACTCAACGTGAAAGCTTTTCCGGCGTTCCTCGGCAATGATTTTGGATAAGTCGTTAAGATTGATATGTCCTTTAAACCTTGCCTTGTGTTTTTGGAATTCCAAAGGCGCCTCTTTCTGAAGCAGAGCAAGCGCTCCAATAACTTCAGGGGTAAAAACCGTTTCAGGGTTTGGTGTCGTCACGGCCCGCAATGTGGCCATGGCACGGGGCACATTAGCCAGTGCCCATCCGGATGGACATTTAACAGGGCAGTTTTCACAATGTTTAAAGCCGAGCGTTTTCTGTATATACTCACATGTACAAGGGCTCATATTAGAAAGGACTTCTGCAATCTTGGCATCAGTCTTTTCCGCGTTGTATCGTTTATGATCAGCTTTGGATAGTTCATGACATACCGCCGGTCCGTCAGAAGCTCTCGCCAGATTGGAAAGAGCCGCGACCCATTCGTCATAAGTGATGGTATCGGCATCCAGTTCACAATGCTGTAGAAATTTACAATTAGACAGCATCATGAAAGAGTTGCCGTCCGTTTGGCGCCGCTCAAAGCCTTGCTTGCGGTCAGAAAGTGTTCGAGACGTTTCAACTTGTAAGCCGGAAAAATCTTCATAACGGTAACGGAGATCCGCATATTCAATCACTTCACAAAGCACCGGATTTTCAGGATCCTTAAAGTTCCACGTATAAGGCACCCTGAGGATACGTGATAAATCAGCCGTCGCGTCAATTTTCCAGCCGTTGGCCACCGCATTATTCCTTATAATTTGCTGGAGCTTGCGGACAGTATTGATGACTTCCGCCCGATTTTCGTCATTGATTATAACGGGTTCTTTAAGCAGCCAGTAAGCATGAAGCCCGTGACCGGAAGACACAATAATAGACGGTGGGTACTTTTCCGGTAATAATCCCATTGCTTCATCGACGGATTTCGGAAGATTACCTGCTTTATGTGCCGCAGAGTCCACGATATCAATATCTACCCAGAGGCAGGCAATAGATGTAACATTCTGTTGCTTAGCGCGAAGACCAGCAGGAAGAGGATTAGCCGTTGTCCCCAAAGAAAAATAGACATCCTTCCGCATGCCGGAAAGCATTCGCGCCATATTCCATATTTTTTTAGAGACTTCGGGTTCCAACAGGTATGAATGAGTTGCCTTGTCCTGTTTTGTCCAAAGATACACATATCCATGGCATCCGTTATATATCTCTTCAAAAAAATCAAGTTCCGTCATAGCTGTTTACCGGAAAGAATCTGTTCTGCATCTTCACAGGACCGGGCGATTCCCGCGCGGGCTCCCCGCTCCTGCAAATAGTCAAGCATGTTCTGCTGTACCGGGCGCACCTTTCCGTCCGGTTTCTTGATTTCAATTCCGCAAAAGACTGCTATTTCCTTCCCGACCATACCTGGAGTAACAGTAATTGTACGGAACCCAAATAAATCGGGAAATCCCGCCGGTAAACCTGTAGAAAATCTCCGGGCTCCGTAAATGGTTACTGATCTTGCGCTGCTTTTATGTACAGTTCCCGTCCATCCGCTGCCTACATTAGCGCGAAACATAGTTCCCAGCTTGTTTTCTGATATATGTAAACGAATTAAATTCTGTAATTCATGCTCTGTCATCATAATCACCTCTATTATTGAAATTAAACGGATTGCCGGATCCCTTTGATTTCCATCATCTTTCGTACCCAGCCGAATTTATAGCCCCGCCGGAGAGCGATATCTTCCAAATCCTGCCGGCTTCTGGCCCGTCCGACTTCCTGACGCTTTCGCTTTTTCTCCAGCAGTTCCAGACTGTCAATTTTCGCCAGCGTTCCCGCTTCTTCTTTTACTTCCCTCTCGGCCACAGGCGGCACATATCCGCAGTAAGGGCAGGTACGCTGTGCCGTCATCCACACCTGATAACATTTCGGACACTGATGTATAGATATTTCCCGTATCCGTTTCTTTTTAGGTTTACTGTCCAGCGTCCATTCCTGCGGCGCATTAGGAAGGCCATGACGGAAGCAATTTCCCACATGGTCAATAATAACGGCCACCTTGGAAGGATTATCGGGGTCAGGACGAAGCGGACGCATAGACTGCTGGATAAACAGTGTCAGGGACGCTGTCGGCCGCGCCAGAATCACCGCTTCCATTCCCGGCACATCAAACCCTTCTCCCAAAAGATCCACATTGCATAGAACACGGAGTTTTTTGCGGCGGAAATCGGAAATAATCTTGTCCCTTTCCGCCTTGTGTGTTTCTCCGTCCACATGGGCTGCGGATATCCCGGCCGCCCGGAATTTTGCCGCCGTGTGCTCACTGTGCTTACGAGACACGCAGTAACAGACCGTCTGCCGGCCGTCTGCCAGCTTTTGGTAATTAGCAACAATATCCCCCACGAGGGCATCATCGTCTACAGCACGTTCCAATTCGGACTTCACATAATCTCCGAATTGGATACGTACTGATTTAATATCCGCCTTGGATGGCGGCGCATAATAGTTATATTTGGACAGATTCCCCCATTGGATCAGCTCATCTACAGACGGCCCCATAACAAGAGATTGAAAAATATCTCCCAGTCCGTTGCCGTCAAGCCTTGCAGGTGTAGCCGTCACACCAAGCGTCATCGCCTGAGGGAATGCCTCCATGATTTTCTTCCACGTTCCTGCTGCCGCATGGTGTGCCTCATCGATAATGATGAAATCAGGTGGCGGGATACGGGTAAGCCGTCGCGCCACCGTTTGGACGGAACCAATCTGCACGGATGACTCATAATCAGCAGGTACACCGGCAGAAATGATACCGTGACGGATATTCATTGCTGTAAAAGTGCGGTCAGACTGGTCGATGAGTTCCCGGCGATGAACCAGGAACAGTACCCGTTTATTAACCAGTGCCGTTTTTCCCGCCATCCAGCCAACTACAACAGTTTTTCCTGCCCCACACGGGGCGACGGCACAGACACGCTGAACGCCCGAAGAAAAATCTGCGGCAATCCGGCTGATCAGATCCGTCTGGTAACTCCGCAGATTAAACATAGTATTAGGCCTCCCACGGAGCGGTGCCCGGGACAGCAATATTCATGCCCTGCAGCGTCTGTGGTGCTGCTGTCTGTACAGGCGGTACAGTAGCTGCCGGCTGCCGCGGGGCAGAATAGCCCGCCGCTGTCCCCATCTGCGGAACGGCAGCAGGTTGCGGCGCCGATTGTTCCTGTTCTGCCTTCGTTTCGACAAATTCTACTCCAGTCAGTACCGCATTGAGACTTGCCTGCGGCTGGTTGGCTTTGTCAGTATAAGCACGGGCTTCCAGATTCCGCACATGGCATGCGATACGATTGCCCTTATGAAAATACTGGAGGATTGTATCTCCCTGTTTTCCGAATACAGAAATACTGACAAACTGTGCAATTCGGTTGCCGTTTTTGTCCTTACGCCCTGTTTCTACCGCCATAGAAAACCGCACATAAGCGTCTCTACCCGTCATCGGCTGTACCAGCTCCGGTTCTCTCGCAATTCTTCCGTAAAGTGTAGCTGAAATCATAGTCATTCTCCTTTATTTCTAAAATGGGACATCTGTATCATTTAAAAGCGGTTCGCCGGTAAGAGGTTCCGCGATTTTTGCCTGTCCCTGCTCAATCAGGTATTTTGTAATCTCTCTATCTACGGCAAGCCAATCGGCGTCTGTCGCGTCGTTGACTGTCGCCGCGGCTCCGCGCTGTCCTTGCATCCGGGCAGTCATATAAGTGTCCAGCGGCTGTGTTTTATCCCAGCCGATCTGTGCCCAAATTCGTTCCAAACGCTGGCGGTGTGTTTTGTCTTGTGGTTTGCCGGCGGCAGAGTTTACAGGCATTTGATTAACTGCCGGCGTTGCGGCCTGACGGATAACAGGCGCGGGTTCTGTAACCGGAGCA